GGTGCAGCAGTCCTCAAACTTACGCTTGGCAAGTTGTGGCCGCTACTCCACGCCGACGGGGAGGACGTGGTGCGTTTGGCCGGCGTGGTGCATGACGAAATCATCCTGCTCGTCGCTGAAGAACACGCCGACACCTGGGCGCTCCAGCTGCAATCCGTGATGGAGGAGTGTGAGGCCAAGTGGTTGGGTGAGATTCCGCCGCTTGCCGAAGCTAAGGTCGGGGATAGCTGGGATCAGGCGAAGTGAGCCAGGAACAGGTCGTCGAGGACTACGAATATCGAGTGCGGATGCATCCGCGTCACGGTGGTACGCACGACCTGTTTGTTACTGCTCCAGATGCTTTCACCGCGAGGATGAGGGCTCTGGAGCTTTGTCCTGATCAGCACGTTCAGTCGATCTTGCGAGTCTCAGATTTAGTCTTATGAGTCGCAGCCGCACAGGTAGGGAACTTGTGATGGAGTGGCTGATGCGGGAGATTCGGCAGGCGAAGACTGCGGATTTGCATCGGGCTGCCGCGTTTTTGGAGTGGGCGCGGGGGATTCGGAAGGGTTGTACCAAGCAGCGCTCCAGTGCAAGGGCGGCGCAGTCCAATGCATGGCGTAGGGGGTTGGATGAAGACGTGCGGTGGCGGGTCTAGTGTGTCGCAGTATGCTACTGTGTAGCAGACTAGAGAAGCAGCAATGCCGCTGAAGCACGGGTCAAAAATTTATTGCCAGTTGCTGCTGATAATCATCGCTACAAACTTGCGCAAGATCTTGCTGCTTCTCAAAACAAGCGGCTGACTTCCATGCTGCGGGATATGGTGTATGCAGCTTTGGAAAAGTCAGTACCGGCTTCCGACTACAAAGCGGCAAAAGCTGCGGATGAGGCGGCTTGGGCGGAGTCGGTGCAACGACGGGTGCAGGGAAGGATGCGCTCCAAGCAATCAGAAGATGTGTCAGAAACGGACGCATGAGACTCAGTGAAATGTCTTCATAGTCTGGTTCCAGCAGGCTAAACTTACTAGGCTTACACAGTAATTCATTCAAAGGTAATGACGCGCTATGTCGTCATGGTCGAGGATCGCTGGGTTACGGCGGTTTACGGCCCTGGCAAAGGTATTGGTCTCACCGCATCCAAGGAAGATGCATCCAGCTGGGTCACGTACGAGCGAGCTATCGCTGCGGCGCGAGCTGTTGCTGAGTGCACTAACAGCAACGTTGCTGTGCATAGCGTTGATGAACCCGCCTATCCCCGGTCATGGAAGTAGTACCGTTCCAGGAGCAGCAAAACCCGGAGCTGCGGCTCGGTGAAGGTCGCTCACGCACCAGTGCGGAAAAGGCAAAGTTGTTTGAGCTGCAGGTGTGGTTGCCTGGGCAGGGGGCGATGCGGGATTTGATTCGGGCCGAGTCGCTCCAGCAGGCGGTGGAGTTTGCGGGAAATCGTTACCCGAATTGCCGGATTGAGGTGCCGCCGCAAGCGGCGAAGAAACCTAAGCTGGCTCGGTCGAAGACCAGCCCCAGCGTGGTGGCGAAGTCACGCAAGAAACTCGCGGACAAGAAATGACCGTTCCAAAGATCAATTTCACGAAGGCCGATGCCGAGATGGCGAAGGCTGACTACTTGGACGAGTTGTTTTACAAGGATGGGCGTGATCAGCTCAGCCATCCGCTGCATGGGACGTACACCGGGCTGTACCAGAAGTACACGCTGAAGCAGTCAAGCTGAATCGCGGTCCAGGCCGAATTGGTCGGCGAGGTTGTCGGCGGCTTCCCGGATTGCCCAGTTGGCCTTGGTGCGCTCCAGTTGGTGGAGGGTGTTGAGGACGAGGGCAGCTTCGAGGAGGCCGCGATAGTCCTGTTTGTTGAAGAGGTCGACTAGCCAGCGGTCCTGGGCTGCCTTGTGGAAGCAGGATTCCGGCGTGTGTTCAATGGGTCTCATGGTTTTAAGGGCGGATGCGCATGAACCAGCCCGTGTCATTGCCGTCCACGAGCCAGCGCGGCAGCCAGTTTTTGCGGGAATAGGCGATGCCAGCGCCGCCTTTGTGGCTGACGTAACCGCCGGCGGCGAGGTTGGCTTCGCCGTAGGGGTCGTTGTGGATGAAGTGGGTTGGAGTGAAGCCGACAACTACCGTCCAGTGGCCGCCGCCGCGTGGGGCGTAAGAAGGTCCGTGGTGAAGCCAGCCGACGGGGACTGGGTGGCCGTTGGAAATTTCTTCCACCAGCATTTCGGCGGTGCCTTCCATCTCGAACTCGGCTTTGAGTCCCAGTGAGCGGAGGGTGGCTTTTTGGACTTGGGGGTTGGTGCTGTCGCCGAAGCGGGAGCGGATTTTGTTGTACTCGTAGTCGCCCGAGATCTTGCCGTAGTAGCGGGCGACCATTGCGCAGCTGGAGCTAAAGCACTGGCGGTAACCTTGCGGGCCGTCGTCCGAGCCGAGCTGGTATTCGTAGGGGACCTTGAGGATTTTTTCGCGGGGTGGGACGGCTGGGGTTGTTCCAGCGTGTTGGTCCATTAGGGCGATCAGTTTGCCGGCGTAGTTGGGGTCGGTGGCGTAGCCTTCGCGCACCAGCCATTTGGCGGCTTCTTCGCGGGTGGTGGCGTTATTGCAGCCTTTGTATTTCTTGTAGTCCCGGTACCAGCGATCTACGAGGTAGATGACGCAGGAGAGGAGGTCGGGGAAATCAATGAAGCTGTCGGTGATGGTGACCCACTGGCCGTTGATGAACTCCTTGGTTGTGGTGGCGGTGCCGTCGCCTTTTAGGCCGAAGAAGTTGTTGCGGCCCGAGACGAAGTTGCCGTAGCCGGATTCGCAGGCCCATTGGGCGGCTACGAGTTCCGGGAATTTGGCGCCAGCTACTCGGGCGGCTTCGAGTACACCCTCCCAGGTGTTGGGAAAGTTGCTTTGTTTGCCGGCCACACTCCAGGTTTTGAACCAGCCTTGGTCGCGCCCGAGGATGTGCGGATTGGCCTTGTCGATGGCTTGCTCCAGCTCGGTGATTGCCGCCATCTGGTGGGGCAACGCTTTGTAGTAGCGGAATAGATCAGCGAGGCGGATCTTGTTTTGGGCCATCGGACCAAGGGGAGGAGATGCTCATGGCACCGCCGAGGAGGCGGCTGTCACCTGTTTGTAGCTCGTCGTTGATGGGCTCATTAACCACAACGGGTTTTGGTGGCAATGGCTGGGTTGCGTGCCAGTCCTCGATGGCGTTGTCGAGGCGGGGCTTCAAGGTTGCTTGGAACTTGTGGTCCTGTGCTGCACGCCGGACCTTGTGGCGCCAGTCCTTGTTGCCGAAACGCGCCAGCCATACGGTGTCGGCGTTCAGCGCTTTGGGAAGATGATCTTCAGCGCCTTAACGATGAGCTGCACCCAAGAGTTTTCCTTGATGGGCAGGAGGGTGATGATTTCGGAGCCAGCCGCGATGACGATGGCGACGATGGCAGCGGTGGTGGGATCCATGGAGTAGTGGAATCTTGAAAAAGTTTAGCTGTACTAAAGAAGACCTTCCAGCGCTTAAGTGTTTCTACCGCTACTTTGCGTGTAGTCACTGCCGGGTATGGACCATCGCATAGAGGATGGCGAATACTTAAGTAAAAAGGAGGCGAAGTTAAGGTTTAGGCAAGAAATTATTTGGAAGTGGAGGAATAGGTGTGCTTAATGCAATTCGGATTTGGGGAGGTCAGCCACGCTGGACCATGTGATCGCTAAAAGTAGAGGCGGGCACACTCATCCGAGGAACTTAATCCCGGCGTGTCTGTCATGCAATGTGCGGAAGGCGAGTCGGGATTGGCGGGAGTGGTTTCGGGAGCAGGATTTTTGGGATCAGCGGCTGGAGGTTGAGATTGAGGAGTGGATAGATCCAGCGGAGGCTGCGTAGGGTCCCAGCCCATGCCTTCGAGGTACATGCGGGCGATGTATTCATCTTCTGCATAACGGCAGATGCTGCCGGTGCAGGCGCGGTAATAGATGTGGCCGCGATCGTTTTCGAGCTGCTCCAGTGAGAAGCCGCCCTCGAATTGGGTGGAGTGGACGACGTTGCTCACTTTTGGCGACCGATGGTCATTTCAATCTGCCTGACGCGGGTTTCGAGATCGCTAAGGCGTTCCTTGCTGTCGTTTTTCAGTTCTTGGATGTCGGCGGCGACGGTATTGACCGATTGATCCAGCTTGGCGACTTGCATAAAAAGCCCGGCGAGACCAACTACCGCAGCAGTCAGCAATGCCGGAACGACTTGATTAAACGGATTGTTGGGTGGTTCGGCGTGATAAACCGCCTCGTCGTTGTGATCCATTGCGAGGCATACTGCCAACCTTTTCTCTAATTTAGCGGCCTTGACCGACTAGCTTTTTCTTGCCACGACGACGTGGGCGAGAGTGTTGTCCGTAACCCTGGGATGTTGTTTTTGGGCGGCCGGCTTTGTGTTCGACGCGCCCCAGGGCTGTTTTACTTTTGACTGCCATCTCAGCTCAGCCCGAATAGCTCTTTGAGTTCCGCCACGGTCAACCCAGCGGCTTCCAGTTTTTGCTCGGTGGTGAGCACTGGAGCAGGCTCGGGGACGGGTGCGGGTTCGGGCGTGTTGCCCTCATCGAGCCAAGCGAGGTACGCCTGGTAGTCGCTGTTGGCGGGGTCGGGTGGGATGACTTTTGTGCCTTGCTCAGTAATAATCAAGACATACTGGTAACCGAGCCCATCCTGCGAGAGTTTGTACGTCATAGTTCTGCGCTCCAATCAATCCAAGCGTTTGTTGTGTTGTTTGCGTTCAGGATAACTGCTTGACCACTTACCATCGTCGCCGTTATGTCAATCGTCATCTGGCGGTAATCAAGTGAAACTTGGGACACCGGAGTCAACGCTGTTATGTTTCCTGATGTTTGTGAAGCATTCCAGTCCAACAAA